CTGGGAAAATATTAGATGTATATTACAAAGATTTAAAACCTTCTGATTTAGATAGGTTAGCTGACGCTAAAGATTGGACTGGTGAAGACGGCAGGTATGACCCTACAATAGCACCGTTAATTCTCCCAGGAAACAGTGTAGACAGCGACTCTACCGAATCATTTATGTTAAATGATGTATTATATACAGCAGAAGAAAACGGCTTTGCTAATCAGCAAAATGGTAGATATGTAGACGAACAGGGTAATGTTAAAGTGTTGAAAGTTCTGTGGCGGTCTCAAAAATTAATCAAAAAAGTTAAATACTATGATGAGTTTGGGAATGTACAGTATAAAATTAGGAGTGAGGAATATGAACCTAAAGAAGATTTAGGAGAAGAAGTTGAAAAGTTATGGATTAATGAGTGGTGGGAAGGTACTAAAATAGGTACAGACATTTATGTAGAGATGAAGCCTAGAGACATCCAATATACAAGAATGGACTCACCCTCGTTAGGCCATCCTGGGATTATAGGAGAAGTATATAATTTTAATGAAGGTCGTACCATATCTCTTGTTGAGCGCATGAAAGGCTATCAATACCTGTATGATGCTATTTGGGATAGGTTAATGAAGGCAATATCAAAGAACTTAGGTAAAATGATGGAAGTTGATATGGCTAAAATTCCTGGGAATTGGGATGTAGGTAAGTGGTTATATTACGCAAGTACTATGGGTATTGCTATGGTAGATTCCTTTAAAGAAGGAAGTAAGGGTGCGGCTACAGGTAAGTTAGCTGGTAACTTTAATACTACAGGTAAGATTTTAGATGCAGAAACTGGTTCATATATACAAAGTCACGTAGACTTATTGGGATATATTAAATTAGAAATGTCTGAATTAGCAGGTATAACCAAGCAAAGAGAGGGGCAAATATCTAATAGAGAAACAGTTGGTGGTGTTGAACGCTCTGTTATGCAATCGTCTCACATTACTGAGTGGTGGTTTATGAGGCATGAGGCTGTTAAGAAGAGGGCCATCACAGTGTTCTTAGAAACAGCTAAACAGGCACTTAAAGGAAATAACAAAAAGGTTCAATATATATTGGATGATTTAAGTATTCAAATGTTAGAGGTTGATGGTAACGAATTTGCTGATGCAGATTATGGTATCTTAGTTACTTCTGATAAGAATACAAAACAATTCAGACAATCATTAATTGAGAATGCTCAAGCAGCATTACAGAACCAATTAATCAAATACAGCGATTTATTTGCTATATATTCTAGTTCTTCTTTAGTTGAAATGAGGAAACAAATAGAAGTTAGCGAGGATAAACGTGAAGAGCAACAAGCTATAGAAAACGAACAAGTTCAAGCACAACAACAAGCGCAAGCACAACAAGCACAATCATTATTGGAATTTCAAGAGTATATTGAATCAAGTAAATTACAAATTGAACAAAATAAACTATTATTAGAAAAATATAAAATAGATATTGAAAGTGGAAAGAATGTTGGTGAACTAGAATTAAAGTCTGATGAACTGGAAGCTAAAATAAATGGTGAAACAGAAGACCTTAAATTAAAACAAAAAGAATTATCTGAAGTTATTAGACATAATAAAGAGTCTGAAAAGATAGATAAAAAGAAAGCAACAACAACAAATATGACAAAAAGTAAATAATTATGGCAATAGAAGAATTAGATTTAAGCATGTTTAGTGATGAAGATAATACATTGCAAGACTACAATGAAGAAGAAGATAAAGAACCTGAAGGTGTTGATTCAACAGAAGGAGAAGAAGGGGCTGATAGCAGCACTGGAGCTGATGGAGCTGACGAAACTGATGATGTAAATCAAGGGTCTAAAGAAGGAACAGAAGAAGAAATAGAAGAGGGTTCTGAGGGTAAGGGGGTTAAACTCGTATATAATAATATAGCAAAGCTACTTAAAGAAGAAGGAATGCTAAATGAAGAAATTGATTTAGAAAAGGTTGCTTCATCTGACGATTTAGTAGATGCTATCAAAGGAGAGATTAAACGAAATGAATTCGCAGACCTTTCCGATACCCAAAGAGGATATTTAGAAGCTATCAGAGATGGTGTTCCTGACAAACTGTTTTTAGAACATAAACAGGCAATGACTAATTTTAGTCAGATAACAGAGACTATGATAGCTGAGAACGAAGACCTTAGAAAAAATATTATACTTGCAGATTTAACGTCTAAAGGTATGATTGGAACTAGAGCTGAGAAGTTATATAGAACTTTTACTGATGCTGGGGATGATATAGAAGAGGCAGTAGCTTCTTTAAAAATCCTTAAAGATGCCGAACAAGCTAAGTATCAAAAAGAAGTTGATAATAGAAAAGTATTAGCTCAGGAGCAAAAAGATTTAGAAAAAAGTAATCGTGATAGACTAAAGAATAGGGTATACGATACAAAAGAAATTATAAAAAACTTTAAGATTACAGAGAAATTGCGTGATAATGTCTATGACAATATGACAAAACCTGTAGCTTACGGGGAGGATGGTTCTCCTATAAATAAATTTAACAGTGACCGTGATAAGAACCCAATTGAGTTCGACACCAAGCTATACTATTTATATACAATGACCAAAGGGTTTAAAGACTTTAGTATTTTTGAAAAAAAAGCGCAGTCTAAAGCCGCAAGAGAATTAGAGAGGGTAGTGAAAGAAAGCAATATGTTGAATATAGGAGGTATTCCAAATATAAAAGACGTTGACCAAACAGATGTACCCAAAATAATAGAATTATCTTAATAATAAATTAAACTAAAAATTAAAAATTATGAGTGTTAAACAATCAAAATTTCAAGTAACAGGCGGAAAGCAGTGGGCAGGATTGACCACTAAGTTTCACCTTGCTAAAGTTTTCGGTGCTCAACCTCAAATGCTATCCTCTGTGGTACATCGAATGCTCTCGGCATCAGGTGTAAAAAACTTGGATACCGCCTTATCTGCGCTTCCTACTAAGTTTGTGGATTCTGACGATGACTTCACTTGGAAGTTGGTCGGTGCATCAGAACGTAACATTCTTTTAGTAGAAGCTCGTGAAGATGGGACAGTCGTTACTAGCGGAAACGCTGGTGTATCGGGTGGAGAATTTGAGCTTGTATTCGGAGAACTTTACTTCTCAGATGTGAACGTCTTAGTAGGAGAAAAAAATGAATTGTATCAATTCCGTGTAATGGACGAGCCAGTACAGGAAGGTACAAATTACGTTTATCGAGTAACCCTTATGGGGGCTGCTACAGCAGGTGTACCTGCCGCAGAAGTAGCTGCTGGTAAACGATTCTCTAAAGACTTTTCACCAGTTGAGACTACCTTATCAATTAAAGGTGGGGACATCACGTTCTCTACTCCAATTGAGATGCGAAACGAATTTACTACATTACGTATGGAGCATAAAGTTCCTGGTAATTTGATGGGTAAACGAGTTGGTGCGCAAATTGTAGGACTTGACGAAAACGGAAACAAAAAAGAATTGAATGTATGGATGCAGCATGTTGAATGGAAATTCGATATTGATTGGTCAAAAGAGAAAGCTAGAGCTTTAATGTTTTCTCGAAGTAACCGAGATACTAGCGGACAGTATAATGACTTTGGGAAATCAGGTCATGTATTGAGGCAAGGGTCTGGTATCCGTGAGCAAATGGAAGTATCTAATACTACTATTTACAATACATTCTCAATTACGCTTTTGGAGTCAATTTTATATGACATATCAGAAGCTAAATTGGACATGAACGACCGTACTTTCTTAGTACGAACGGGTGAGCGAGGAATTATCCAAGCCCATAAATCTATTTTACAGGAAGTTAGTGGGTGGATTAACCTAACGGAAAACAACCCTGCAACATATCAAACTACTAGTTCTCCATTTCATAGCAATTCATTCAAAGCTGGTTATCAGTTTACTGAGTGGTTAGCTCCTAATGGGGTACGTGTAATATTTGAAGTTGACCCAATGTATGATGATAAAGTACGTAATAAAATTTTGCACCCAGAAGGTGGAGTTGCCGAATCTTATCGTTACGATATCCTTTATGTTGGAACTTCGGACGAACCAAATATCCAGAAAGTAATGATTAAAGGTTCTCCTGAAATCCACGGTTATGCCGCAGGTTTTAGAAACCCATTTACTGGAGAGGTTAACAACATGCACATGAGCACTATGGAAGATGGTGCTACCTATACCCGTTACGGGTCTTTAGGGGCTGTTGTGTTCGACCCTAGTAAAACAGTTAGCTTAATACCTAGCTTATTAGTATAACATTAAAAAGGGGGTTTAAACGCCCCCTTTTATTAAATTTTAAATTATGACAAAAATTAAAGAAGCTCCAGCGAAGGAGTTCTATTTTACATTACCTAAAGAAAAAGTGCAAGTAAGATATGTAAAAAAGCAAACTGGATTTATTGTAAACCCAAGCCATGTGGCTTTTGGTGGTAAATTAGAGGGTGCTGTAGATACTTTACCTGCTAAAATGGAACGCTCTGGTAAATACGCAGAAGTATTAACCAAAGAAGAGCAAAGAGGATTAGAGGAATTGTTAGTGGTAAAACCTGGCTATTTATCTATTCATAAACCAGAAGATAATTTCTGGGATACAATTCAGATAAAATTGGATAAAGAAGGTATTTTTTTAGATTTATCTAAACCTTTCGATTTTATAAATTATAAAGTCTTGCTTACTTATGATGATTTGGTTTCTCCGTCAATTATGGAGACTCGTTTAAAACGAAGTTACAAATGGGAAATTATAAGAAGGAAAGATATTGATACTAGTGAAAGTAAAGAAGTTAATTATAATCGTTCTGCTTACAAACATTTTGGTAAGATAGAAGATAGTAATGAACAACTTGCTGGAATTATAAGGGTTCTTACTGGTAAATCAGTAGCCGCATCTGATAACGATTGGTTAGTTAAAGAGGTGGGTAAACTGGTAGAAAAAGACCCAAAAAGATTTGTTGAGGTTATTGAAGACCCAGACTACAAACTTAAATTGTTTATTGAAAAAGCAATAAGCAGAAAAGAGATTAAGAAGTCTAGAGGTAAATACTCAACTAAAGACGGTATTGATTTATGTGAAGAAGGAGAAGTTCCTAATTTAACAAACTCAATCAGTTTTTTAAAAAATATTAAAAACCAAGAAATTAAACTAGCGATTGAAGCTGGTTTTTAAAAACTAGAAAATAGTGACTGGATTAGAAATGTCAAGAGAGTTTGACGTTAAATATGATAACGTTTCAAGTAAATCTGCGCCAGCATTGGATGACTACGAGAAGTCAGTCTTCTTAACGAATGGCATGTATAAGCTATTGGATTTAGCCTTATCCCCTTTAACAAAAGAGGGTTTGACTGTTCCAAGTGAAATTACAAAAAAACTAAAAAAATCTTATAAAACAAGTAACCAAATTGGTGAAACTAATACTAGATTAAGAATAGTTAGTGAAGCAGTATTTTATGCAAGACCCTCTAACATCTATCATATAGAGTTAGAGCAAGCAAAATTAAGCTCAGATGACCCTTATTTAAACGGGTGGGTATCTAAAACAATTCCTGTACCATACGACAGAGTTCTGAACGTATTGCGGAATCCGTTCTTAGGCCCACAAAAAGACAGAGTAATAAGGATAGACAGTGGGTTGGAAAGCAGTTCTGATATAGTACAGCTTATACCTCCAGCGAATGCTACTATAGGGATATATTATATCTTTTATATTAAGAAACCTTACCCCATTATATTAACCGATTTATCGGCATTTTATCCTGGAGAAGACTACTCAATATATGGAGAGACAAAGCCTTATAGTAATGAAGAAGCAACTGACGTTTCAGAGATAGTCCATAGGCAGATAGTGGATGCAGCCGTTGATTTGGCAATCCTGCATTATAAGGAGAATTCACTATCAAATAATTTACAAATTAAATAATAAAAACAAAGAAAAATGATTTACGGAGATAAACAATTTAGAAAAGTACTCACTCAAACAGCGTCACACACTGCTGCAAGAGCGTCTGCTGATTTGTTAGCTGACGGTGAAGTACAAGCTTTTAATGTAGCTGGTACTGGCCTTGCTGCTGTAGGAGAACGTTTTAAAGTTTTCACAAATGTAGGCGGAGTAATTAACGGTTCTGATATTATAGACCCAGCTAAAGTGCTAGGCTCTAGTACAAGTGAATATTCTGCAAAAGTTAATCAGGTGTCTACAGTGACCATTGCGGGTACTGTAACTGCTGGTGACTCTTGGGAAGCAACTGTACGAGTCTTGGATTATGGTATGACTAGTGCTCAGGATTATACAAACATCTATGCGCAATATGTAGCCGTTACTGGCGATGCTGTTGCCGATGTAGCTGCTGGATTAGCCGCTAGTTTTAATCAAAATATTGCCACACATGCTGGTGAGATTAAAATTACTGCTACTAGTTCTACTGCTGACCTAATCCTTACAGGAACTGCAACTGAATATAAAGTATTCCAGTTTGACGGACGACCAATTAATTTTGAGGTATCTGTTACAAACCCTGTAACTATTGCACAAGTATTGACTACTGCCTCTAGTATAGGTGTTGGTGAAGGAACAGAAATGCATAGTTTAGAGTTTTTCAGTAAAATGGTTACTGGAGACCCTTATGCTCAATCAGAAATTAGTTATAATGTGCCAATTTTAGCGGGTTCAGCTTTAACGTATGATGTAATAGAGATTAATTATTACTCAGAACGATTATCAGCTCCTGGCGATAAGCAACGAAAGGTACTTACCATTCCTGCTTTAGCTAGTTTGACTGCTGCTAATGTTAATGCACAATTAATTAACCCATTGCAAACGATTGGTTTGGGATTAATTGATTTAACATAATAATAAAATAATTTAGACGAAGCTTATCTTTAGGCAACTTGTCATAATTGTGAGGGTGGGCGAGTCGAAATACTCGCCTATCTTTTTTAAAACAGAAAATTAATGATAACAATTGATGAATTTAAATTAAGTGATGATTTATCTACAGTATCTGTAAAGATAAGTTCTGATGGTCAGATTAGTAATGCAAGAATATACGTTGGTGAAAACTATTTAACCGACCAATATTATGATATTCAATTAACAGGCGGTAATAGTGTAGACGTAGTAATCCAAGCCTCAAGCTTAGGAGTCTCTGCACCACTAACTGACATATATATATTATACACAGATAACGTATATAATGAAACAGCGGAAGCTGGTATTTGGAGTTTAGAAGCTCCGAGTCAATGTTTAGCAAATAAGGTATTAGACTATCCGAATGACTGTGGTGACTGTAAAGGAATTAATGCAATAAATATAATGTATATGAATATAGAATCTACAATAATGTTTTTAGCTTTGAAGGATTTTATTAAAGCATTGAAGACGTTAAGTATAGTAAAACTAATGTGTCCTGATTATGGAGACTTTAGTATAGACCCAGAAGGGACGTGTCCTGGAGGTATTGGA